AATAAAACCTTATAATTAATATGGCATCAACATTTTCAACAGATTTAGCATTAGAGTTAGTCGCAACCGGTGAAAAAGCTGGTCTATGGGGCACAATTACAAACACTAATTTACAAGTATTACAACAATCAACATCAGGTGTAATTGATGTAGCAATGACATCTGGTTCAGATGTTACTTTAGCTTTATCAGATGGTGCAACATCAAATGGTAAAAATATTTATTTAAAACTTACTGGCACTATGGCTGGTAATAATAGTTTAATTATTCCTGCATCGACAACAGGCGGCACAGCAACAAGATTATATGTAATTCAAGATGCAACAGATAGAACCACAGCGAACAAATATACATTAAGTATTAAAACAGCTGGATCATCAAATCCTATAGCTGTTCCTGTTGGATCAACAATGTTAATTCATTCCAATGGAACAGATGCAAGATTAGATATTTTACAAAAAGGTAATTTTGCAATTACATCTAGTTCTATTACTGCGTATACTGCAGTAGCCGGTGATAATTTATTAATAGATACACAAGCAGCTGAAGTTACAATTACACTTCCAGCATCACCTACTATGGGCGATGAAGTTAGTATTATGGATGTATCTCCAAGTGGAGGTTTCGCTACTAACAAAGTAACAGTAAACAGAAACGGTCAACCAATAAGAGGCGCTGCATCTAATTTAGAATTAGTTACTAATAATCAATCAATTAAATTAAGATACACTAACGCAACCAAAGGTTGGCAATACGTATACACAACATAGGAGTAATAAATGCTTACTAAAATTAAGTTTGCTCCTGGAATTGATAAACAAGATACTTCAGTCGGAGCAGAAGGGCGTTGGGTTGACTCCGATAATGTAAGATTTAGATATGGCCTACCAGAAAAAGTAGGTGGTTGGCAGTCTCTTTTAACAGATACAATTGTAGGTGTAGCGAGAAAACAACACGCTTTTGTTGATACTGATGGTAATAGGTACGTAGCTATTGGTACAGATAAATTTTTACTTTTATATTTTGAAGGTCAATTATTTGATATAACACCTCTTGCAACTGCAATCACAGGTGCAACCTTTACTTTTAACGGAACAACAACTGTAACCTTAACTACATCAGCAGATCACGGAATCGCTGTTGGAGATATAATAAGATTAAGCTCCACAACTTTACCAGGTAGTACAACGGGTGTAACCACAGCTACTTTTGATAATATAAACTTTCAAGTTTTATCAGTGCCTAGTTCGACAACACTAACTATACAAGCAGCCACTGCAGGTTCAGCATCTAGTGGTGGATCTGTAACTATTACTCCTTATGAAGTAGTGGGTCCAGCAGCACAATCTTATGGTTATGGTTTTGGTATTGGAAACTACGGTGGTACAATTACTGGTGTTGCACAAACAAATTTGGACGGAGCGTTGAACGCGGACACTGCTGGTACAGGTGGATTAGGAACTTCAATTACAGTTGACTCAACTACTGGTTTTGATGCTGCTGGCACAATTTTAATAGAAAATGAATTAATTACATATACATCAAAAAACGCTACAAATTTTTTAGGTATTACTAGAGGTACAAATGGAACAGCAACGACTGGTACATCAAACGGACAAGCTCACTCTGATGGAACTTTAGTTCAAAATGCAACACTGTTTTCAGGATTTGGTAGTGCAGTGCAGGCATCTACAGTAACTTTAGAACCAGGTTTGTGGTCATTAAGTAATTTTGGTGAAGTGTTAGTTGCAACAATTGCAAATGGTAAAACATTTACTTGGAATGCAGGAGCTGCTAATCCGACAGGAGTTAGGGCTTCTACAACTACATCAGGATTTGAAACAACAAACAATCCAACTGCAACCCGAGTTACACTAATATCACCAACAACACGTCACTTAATTCATTTTGGTACAGAAGTAACAATTGGTTCACCTACAACTCAAGATGATATGTTTATAAGATTTTCTGTGGATGAGGATATAAATAATTATACACCGGAAGCTACAAATACAGCAGGCACACAAAGACTGCAAGACGGTACAAAAATTATGGGTGCTTTAGTTGCAAAAGAAAATATTCTTGTGTGGACTGACAATGCATTATATGCCATGAAATTTGTCGGTGCACCATTTACATTTGGATTTGAACAAGTAGGTACTAACTGTGGACTCATTGGTAAAAATGCAGCAATTGAAATTGACGGTGTTGCATACTGGATGGGTAACAATGGATTCTTTTCATTTGATGGTACAGTTAATACATTACCGTGTTCTGTTGAAGATTATGTTTACGATGATATTGATACTACAAAAGGCCAACAAATTTGTGCAGGTATAAACAATCTATTTACAGAAGTTATCTGGTGGTATCCAACCGCAAATTCTACATTTAATGATAGGTATGTAGTTTATAATTATGGTCAAGACAATGCTAATCTACCCATGGGTAATTGGTATACTGGTGTAAATACAAACTCTATTAGAACTACATGGATTGATTCTCTTGTATATCCAAAACCATATGCAACAGCTTTTAATAATTCTAACACAGGGACGTTTCCTGTTATCCAAGGTGAAACTGGTTTAGGTCAAACAGTTTTATTTGAACATGAAGTGGGGACCGATCAAATTAATCCTGATGGTAGCACGACAGCCTTAACTTCTTTTGTTGAGTCGTTTAGTTTTTCTTTACAAAAAGATCAGAGTGAGGTGTTTTTAGCTATGCGTAGATTTTTACCTAACTTCAAAGTATTAACTGGTAACAATCAAGTAACTATCTCCGTAAAAGATTTTCCTGCAGATCCAAGCGCTGCAACTACATTAAGTCCTTTTACAATTACATCTAGTACAACTAAAGTAGACACTAGGGCCAGAGGACGTTATGCAAATATTAAAATAGAAAACACAGGGTCTGGTGAATCGTGGAGATTTGGTACGTTTCAAGTAGACCTGCAACCAGATGGAAGGAGAGGATAATGGCAAAAATCGTAGTAAGATTACCAGAACCTAAAAAAGAATATAGTGAAGACAATCAAAGACAAATAAACAGAGCGTTATCTATATTAATAGAACAACTAAACTCAACATATTTAACACAACAAAAAGAAGATCAAGAACGATTTACTTGGTTAGGATTAGGTTAATGGCAAATATATATAAGAACGAAAAAACAAGTCTAACAACTACAGCGCTTACTACTTTATATACAGTGCCATCAAACTCTAGAGCTATTGTAAAATCTTTATTAGTAGCAGAAGACGCTGGTAGTACAGCAGTTATTAAAGTAACTTTAGTAGATGCGGCTGCAGCCATTTTTGTGGTAGATAATGATGTTAATTTAACTGCTAATCAAAAAGAACAAGTATTGAGTGAACCTTTAATTATGAAAGAAAGTGAAATATTAAAGGTGCAAGCAAGTAGTGGTGCGGTAGATGTTATTGCATCTATATTAGAAATAAATAGAGAGGACAGATAATGCCATTTATAGAACAAGAAGAACACTATGAAGATCACGTAATAGACGGTAAAGTAGTTAAGGTTTATAAGCCACGTGTAGAAGTGACCATAAAACACCTTAAAACAGGCCGAGAATATTTATCAGATGCAGAGGCTAAAGAAGACGTAGATAGCCCTGTTACAGATACAACACAAGACGACATATCTAGAAACGTAAATATCGTGGTAGGACCAGGTGCTTTAGGTGGTAAAACTAATATATAGGATCGTTGACGAATGTATAAAAACCTAGTAAATTGTAATACACTCGCCTTTTTACAAGCTTTGCGGACTTGCTTTGATATCAATAATATAAGAAGAAACGTATGGGATTTTTAAAAAAAGTATTCAAACCAGTATCAAAAGTATTAGATAAAATAATACCAAATGAAATTAAACCTTTGTTGCCGTACGCTGCAGCATTTGCGCCAGTATTCGGACCAACAGCTAGCCTGTTTGGTAAAGGTATTATGCAAAGAGCTTTATTGTCTGGTGGTGCTAATATTTTAGGACAGTTGTCCCAAGAAGGCAATGAAGGTGATATTAATTTATTATCAGCGGGAATCGGAGCGCTGACGGGTGCCATGACTAGTCCTGGATTTAAATCTTCTATAGAAGGATTAAGACCAGATAGTTTTAATGAAATGACTCAGTATGGTATGAGAGGAAGTGATTTAGCTCCTTCTAGTTTTTTAGATAAAGCAACAAACGTCGGAATAGATACACTTCAAAAAGGTTCTGATATACTTTTAGCAGGTAGAGATAATCCGTTTAGTAAAGCAGGTCTTAAAGCTGCGTTAGTACCAGCAACAACAGCGACTGGTGATTTAATGTTTGCAGAGGCTAAACGAGCTCAAGATGAATATGATGATATGATGGCTGCTGAGGCAGAAGCAGCGGGAGCTGATGATGCAGCAAGAGCTTTTGCAATCAGACAAGCTATGGAAGCATATGGATTTAGTGAAGATGAAATTGTAGATGCAATTGCAGCAGCAGGATATAAAAAAGGTGGTAGAGTAGGATTTAATATAGGTGGTGATACAGGTGGGGGTTTATTAGACATGTTAAAAGAACGTATCATTGCAGAACCTTTTAAAGGTGAAGAAGGATACATAGAAGAGGGTGTAGACATGGAAGAATTTAAAGAAAGTGAGCCTGAAGAAATTGAATCAGAAGAAACTGAAGAAGGTATATTTAAAATTAAAGATAAACCTATTTTTCTTTTACCTATGGATATGAAAAAAGGTGGTAGAGTAGGACTTAGTGAAGGAGGTGCAGACTTTGGTGGAATCACAGAAGCTGTAGAAACTATTGAACAAAAACCAAAAGAATTTTTAGTAGATAAATTAAAAGTAACTCAAATGCCTGGTCAATCAGAGATGAGAGCTATCATAGAAGCGATGTACAATGACACAGATGGTGTGATGCCTGATGACAGAAAAAAAGAATTTTATGAATTGTACTCGAATCAGATGTATAGAAATGGTGATATGGACCTC